GAAGGTAGTCAAAGACCTCCCAGAAGTATCAGTTCCCATCTATGGCTCACCAAGTAGTGCTGAGTCTTTGATCTGCCGCCTGATCGTCAATGACTGTATCCTGAACCCATCTACTTTTTGTAAGGGCTTTGTGAATATCATTCATCTGGCGGGCCGAGGCGCGTTGTCTCGTGGTTTCAATGTGTTCCAGGTTAGCAATACAAAAATGTATGGTCAGTATGGTGTTGTACCCCGGCTGATTCACTTCAACGATTTTGGCATTGAACCGGGTGTCCAGGACGGTAGCCACAGTGGTTACTTCTACATTCGTACCAAGTTTACTCCCGGCAAGCTTCAGCGCATCTATGATATTGAGAAGTCAAAACCTGCTACCACTTGGAACTTGAAGGCCCTGAAAGCCGCTCTAGCTGTTGGCCCAAATAGCAACGGTTCATCTGACTATGCTGAGTACCTGACTCCTATGGAGCTCAATAAACAGAATGATAGCGCCGAGACTTATGACATCATCACCCGTCTTTCCAGCGACAGTAACGCTCCAATCCTCACAATGACTCCCGGCATCAAAGAGGAGCTCCGTACCATGCCAAACCGCTCCAAATTCGGCTTCCCTCGTGTGCTCCTACTGGTCATTGACCCTGCTGAGCTGTCTCCCTTTGGTGATAGCCGCGTCCGGCTGGCTTCTCCTAACCAGAACTTCTTGATGGCTCTACGCCAGAACGTAGCAACTACCTGGCTTTATAACTCCAAGCCTACAATGGTTCAGATGGGTACGTTTATGGGCGCTACCAACCTCAAAAGTGGTGGCAAAATTACTTCTGCCGATCCTAACGCCAAGATCAGCCTACTCACCCTAGATACAAGTACCAGCCAGCAATACCCAACAATCAGTCAGGAAGTAACCAAGCAAATTCAGACTATGATGGGCATGAACGGTGCTCAAGCTTTGGGTGCTATCGGTGGCTCGAAAACTGGTGTAGGTGCCCAGGCCCAGAAAGCTAGTATTGACGACGCTATCCAGCAGGTTACAAATATCATCGAGGAGCTTATTCGGCAGTACATTATGACCGGGCTTGATATGTACCTCTCTGAACAGGATGGCGACGGCGTAATTTATGTCGACGACACCACTCGTGAAGATATCCTCCGGGTCAAGCCTGATGCTTTCCCAGATCCAACCAATCCTAACGCTTTGGATGTGAACTGGAACCAACTGTATGACTATATCCAAAAAATTGACATCACCGTCGACAGCACGATCAGCAAGGAAGACTGGACGAACGAGAAGCGCGATAACCTACAGGATGCTCTGACCGTTATGAGCCAAACAACTGACCCCGCTGACCCATCTGGTCAGGCTCGTAAGAAACTGGTTGAAGATAAGTTCCTGGACGAAGCTGCCCCAGACCTGTCTAAATCTCTCCGCGACATACCTCCCGCCCCCGCCATGCCACAATAGGATTTGACAGGATAAATGCAATAGCGTACAAGTATAAGCACATATGAGCCTAGAAGAAGACGTCGAGTATACATCCGTACCAGAATTTGCTAGGGCAGATAGTAGTGTTTTTAGTGATGTCGCTGAACCATACCGACAGGTATTGAGAGATATTTCCGACTTTCTTGAGAAGTCCATAGAAACTGACGGGAGCATTGACTCCTTAGATTTATCCAAAGAAGCTCCATTGACCTTAAAACAGCAGGTGTTTCTCGCCCAGCGAGACAATATTCGGCTCAAAACGGCCAAGGAGTTTGTAGATAATAAACTAAAGGAGATAGCATAATGCCAGATGACACACTAGATAAGGAGTTTGAGCAAGCCTTCAATGCGGAAAATCAACAGGCCAACGAAGGAGTATCGGGCGAAGCTCCTGACGCCCCTACAGCCCCAACTGTCCCTCCAGCAACCCCAACCCCGGCCCCAGCAGCCGACGGTGATAATCCCGCCGCCCCCACCGATCCGAAAGAAGGTGAAGGGGAAGCCAAAGCTCCCACACCAAATGAAAATTCAAATCAGCCAGCGCCGGAAGGCAATCAACCGCCAGCGCCTTCAGAGTCGAAAAGCGAGGCGTCCGCGCCTATAACCGAGGAGAAGTTGCGTACTATTATCAATGATGTGCGCTCAGAGGAGCGTCAGTCATCGAAAGAACTAGATACTCAGGTAAACGAAGTCATAGAACAGTATTACCCTCAAGGACTGTCAAATGTCCTTGTTGACGAGGCTAGTGGCCGTGAAATCAAAACACCTCAAGATGTTGTTGAGCTATCAAACGGTTCGATGAGTACCGAGGAAGCAGCTCAATGGTTGATGAACGAGCAATATAAGCTCGATACAGAAGTCAAAAACATCAAAGACAAGGCGCGAAATATCGCTGAGACTACTTTGAACTTTAAGCGTGACACTACTGCGGTAGTCGAAAAGTATGCGCCTCTGTTTGAAAAATTCCCTAACCTTCAGACCAAAGCGTATAACTTTATGATGAAACAGGTAGAAATTGACGAGAAGAAAGGTGTAGTTTTGAAGGCACCCGATGTTGTCGAACTCTACGACACGTTGCTTGAACCATACCAACAGGCGTATGAGTTTAGCACCAAACAGGCGGCCACTAACCCAACACCTCCCCCAGCAGCACCAGAGCCTCCGAAACCTACTCAAGACGATAGACTCGACGTATCTGGTGATGGCGGCCCCGGTGAGGTCAATGACCCTAACGATTTCGCACAGCAAGTTAAAAAAGAATTAGCACAAGGAGTATAGACATGGCAAAATCACAAATTCAAGAACCAGCAGGTATCGTATTTTTCAACGTCAAGTCCGGTGAACGGGCATACGCAAAGCTTGAGGCACAGATTCAGGCGTATATAAACAGTTCAGATATGGGCGTCAACGCTAGTCGTGGTCAAGACTTTGGTTGGAAGCTAGACGCTGAATGGGTCGAGAAGGTTCGTCAGTTCCGTAGAGACGAGAACAAAATGAGCTTCCTGATTTCCAAAAATGGCGGCCAGGCTCCAACTACACCACAGATTCTATATGCAATCTACGGTGAGCAGCTTCGACAATACGAACAGCAAATGGAAGATGACTCCTCGCCATACGAGGAAGCATACCAAGAGTCTATCCGACCAAAGGCTGACACGCCTAGTAAAAATTAACTGTTGCTAGGTCACTAGCATAGACTTCTTCGGCGGCATCAGGGGAGTACATAAACTCCCCTTTTTCGTTGAAATAGTAGTGGATTGCAGCGTAAACATAGCGCATAGCATCGGCTGTGTGGCTTTCGCTTTTGTGATCTGGGCCAATATAGTCCCCGGTCATAGGGTTGAATTTGCGTTTATAGATACGCAGCTTGCGCCGTAGCTCGGCAGTAGTCCCGGCGTTCATGTAGGTTCGGGGGAGGAATTCCAGTACCCGGTTGATACCAAGTCCGACTCCCTCCTTGCGTAGAGTTGATGAGTTAGTAATCCCGGCCTTGTGCATATATTCGATACGGCTCACATTGTCGTTAGCACTATGCACAGCACCATCCCATGGTAGGAAGTGCCAACCATAGTTGTATGGTTTGGTTCTGAGGAACGGAATAATCGTGTTCAGGCCGAAGTTATGCGTCTCGTAGACGTCGATTACTCGCACCTCTTTGTTGTAATACTGGAAGAAAATAATGACCATGTTATCGGCCCGGCCCAAGTCCCAGGCTGTATATACTGGGTGCGCGGGGTTGTAGGGGAAGTCTCCTATAGTACCGTTTTTCTCCTTGTCGCTCATTATCTGTCCGTAATAACTAGCCGTTGAAGCCTGGCCCCAGTCGAGCAACATTTCCTGACGGAACTTGAAGTCGTTACCATTACGCAGGATATATCCCTGTCGAGTCTTTTCTAGCTCTGCTGGACTCATATAGTGGGTGGCGTCGATATAACAGGTGTATTTAGTACCAGTGGTGTCTTTTTTGAATGACTCGTGCATACGACGCATAGTTTCACCATTGATACCATCAATTTTCGGTGTACCGGTGTAGACTCGCTTACCATTGTTTCGTTCGGTAATAGGGGCAACGACGTTGACTGCTTCAATTGGTTGGTCGGCAAACTCATCAAACCAGTAGATTTTGCCGTTGGCACCACGCAAAGCTTCAGTATTGGTCGCTCCAAGTAGTCTGAATATAGAGCCGTTTATCAATGTTTGGCGCATATCGTCGTCTGAGTTACTTTGTCCGGCTAGCAAAGCTTTTGGCATATGATCGAGTGTTTTGAACCCATCATCCTCGATATTAGTCCAGAAGTTATCGAAGCCCATCTTTGCAGTTGGATAGACTCCTACCGCTGTTTGTACGTTTCTGACCAACTCCGGCACGATACCCTCACTATAGGTGGTTGTGGTTTTGGCACCACGGCGGGCAATCACCAACAGCAACTCATCAATTTGGGGGTTGTTGAACGCTTCAACAATCTCTTTTTGGTAATCGCGGAGTGGTAGTCGGTGTGCAGGTATTTGCATTTGGTTGCATTATAGCATTTATGGTATTCTATGGTTACAGAAGACAGACACAAACTATTTTAATCGAAAGGGATAGCTTTATGGCTTCTTCATATGGCATCAAGACACACTCCATCCTGGATGTGCCCTTGGAAAATGCCTCCTACGTTGCGAAGCACCTCGACGCTAACGGCGTTGACTTCACATCAGCACAAACTGTTCGTCTACTCAACTATGATATCTCCGGCTCAAGCCTTGGTTCATATGACGAAACAGCCGTTTCTCAGACCGTTGTATTGGCAGAAACAGGTAACCAGGACGTTACTCTGGCCTACAACAAATATAAATTCCTTCGTATCCAGGACACTTTGGATCAGGACACTCCTATCGCTAGCCTCGCAAGCAAATTCGCGCGCACATGGGTCTACGAGAAGTTCATCCCTGACTTCGATGCTTACGCAATCACGAAGATTGTGGCAGCTCGTCCAATCGCGAACAAAGTCACTTGGGTTGCTGGTACAGACAGCATCAAGCTCAAGTTCTTCAACACTGTTTCAGTTGTGAAGAAAAAGGGTGGCCGCCCTGGAAGCATGGTTGCATGGGTGCCGTTTGCTATCGCTGATAGCTTCAAAGCACTTGTCACAAGCTTCGATGGTTCAGACCTCGGTTACACCGCTGGTAAAAACGGTGTGCTTGGCCCGGTTGACGGTGTCATGGTCGTTGAAACAGACGACACATTGTTCCCTGCTGCTACAGACGCAATTATCGTCGACAAGCGCGCAGTCATCCGTGTAACTCCTAAGATGGACCCTGCTACTGGCAGCGGTATGAAACTCATCAAGGACGTTCCCGGACACGGCGGTTCTGAGCTTCAGCTCCGCGCCCGTGGTGATGTGTTTGTCTTCGGCCTCAAAGCCAAAGCAATCGCCACACTGGAACGAACTAACTCCTAGTTAGTCGTCCGACAAAAAAGCATAAGAGGGCTTCACAGCCCTCTTTTTGTGTTATGATTAACTTATGGCAGATTTAGAATCCCTCAGAGCAAGCGACGGTACCGGCCCAGCGGCCCTGATGACAATACAAAACACTCGTGCACCGGCTTCAATGACAATAAATGTAGATACAATCGTTGGCGTCCCAGCAAAATTTATAGCAACAATGGGCACCCCCGACATCGAGACTGGTATCATATCTAACGCAACAGCAACCGACTTGGTGTGTCAACTGAACGGCTCAAACCTCGAAATACCGGCGATAGCAACAAGTTTTACCAA